AGCATTACTTTTAGTTCTAATAGATACGAAGGTGCATTTGGTTATCCTTTTCAAGCCACTATGTCTGGAACAGTAACCCAATGCAAGTGTTATATTAACAGGGCAGAATCAGTCGTTGAAAGTCCAGAAATAAGAGTCGGTATTTATGATACTGACGAAATTAGCGATGGAAGAATTCAAGTTACCGATTTATTGGGATATTGGGATATACCCGTTGATACAACAGGGTTTGTTACTGTTACAAGTCTTACAAGCGGTAGCATTAGTTTAACATTAGGTAAAATGTATTTTATCGCCTATGTGCAAAAGTATGATTATGCGGGTAGTTCTACGACTTGTCTTCAATTGCGGGGGAATACTTCGGATTTTAACAGACAAATGATACACGGCATAACTACGAATCCTGTTAAACAAGTTTATCTTAATGATTCTTCATTAGACCATACCTTACCTTCGGCTTGGGGTAATAGTTCAAATTACAATTTTGATACAAGCATAACCTATTTTAGTAGGCCATACTTCCAATTATTCGCATAAGAGGTGAACAAATGACTGAGAAACCAATAATACCAACAAGAAACGCATTTACAATAACAGATGGTGTTCGCATACAATCCATGGAGGATTTTGATATGCAAGAAATTAGAGAGATAAGAAATGCTTGGTTAGAATATACAGATATTTACGCTCTCATTGATAGATACAATACCCTTACCACTCAACAACAAAATGAATTAGCAACATTTAGACAATCTCTAAGAGATGTAACAGTTGATTTTTCTTCTGCTAATGAAGCGGCAGATAATTTTCCTCAAGCACCGGATTGGTTGTGATAAAATGGCTTTAGAAGTACAATGGGAGACGCCTTACGGGATAACTTGCAACAATGCTTACGTCATTGTGCAAGACGCACACATTGAGAAGAAGACAGAAGACTACGATGATGAAGGCACTTTAATCGAGAGAACCCACTTCGTTATCAGATTCAAGGTCAAGGTATGGTCTGACCTCACTGCCTACAACGACAAGAAGTCATTCATCGGTGGGGAGAACTTCCAATTCGAACTAGATACGGATGACGCAGACGCCGACCAGTTTAATCCAATCAAGCAGTGCTATGAACACATCAAGACGCTTCCCGGAATATGGGAAAACGCCATCGACTGCTAGGTTCTTTGTCGGCAATACTTATACCGTCGGGAATATCGACCTAACTCTATGCCTGAAGAGGAAATAGAAGGTAGCCCGACAATTGACCTATTAGACGAACGCTTTTCCGAGCAATCGGATGTAACCCTGACAGATGGTCAGGTGATATTCCTCTACAACCTAGTAGAGCAGAACGTCCAAGCCCGTGGGTTCAAAATGGTTCAGTTCGTTTTCGACTTGATGACCAAGTTGGAAGAAGCAAATGGTAAGGTCTTCGAAAAGTTACAGGAAACAACCGTGACAGTCGACAAGACAGTAGTAGAGCCATCAGCACCTACCGCAGAAAAGACTGACGAAATCTTCACGGCGGAGGAGTCTGCTTGATTATGACGTTTCTAAGAAGACTATTTGGGATGAAGCCGAAATCGGAAGTTTCTTCCGAAATAGACGAGGTTATCGAAGAACTTGCCGATAAAGTCGAAGAAGAAGAAGTTCTTCCGACCGAAGAAGTCGTTGAAGAAACACCCGAACCGGTTGGAGAGCCTCGACTAACATGGCCTCAGTTCCGTTCAGCCCACAAGGGAATGGTTGCATCTGAGATATCCGACCTATGGAAGGAATACAAAGATGGTAGTTACGAGGTGAGAAACTCATGAGCGAGGCAATTGACGGAAAGCAGAACGCGCAGACAGTAACTGCGCACCAAATTAACATCTCAATAGCGAAGCAGGTCGCAGGACTTGTGAAATCCACACTAGGGCCCTACGGTATGGATAAGGAAATGGTGGATGCGGCTGGGGAAGTCGTAATGACCAATGATGGCGCTACTATTCTAAAGGAGACTAAGTTAAACCACCCTTCTGCTAAGATTATCACCGAGGTAGCGAGGACTCAAGAGGAGAACTGCTACGATGGAACGACGACCAGCGTTGTAATCACTGGAGAACTGATGGGGATGGCTCAGGATTTACTCGATAAAAAAATACACCCCACGCGCATCGCCAAGGGGTTCGCTCTTGCTAACAGGAAGGCTCAGGAAGTTCTCCCTAACATGGCTGTTGAGGTAGACGACTCCATCTTACAGACAGTTGCCGCCACTGCCATGACGGGAAAGACTGCTGAGATAGACGGAGACCACCTATCCTCTGTATGTGTAGAGGTTGCTAACGCTACTACTCTAGATAATATATCCATAGTAAGAAGGTCAGGCGGTAAGGTAAGCGACTCCGTCGCTATCGCTGGTATACTAGTAGATAGAGAGAAGTCCCATCATAATATGCCTGATGTAGTGAAAGACGCTAAAATCGCTCTAGTAGATGTGGATATCACCCTACCTGAGTTCGCTCAACAGGTTCAGGTCCAAGTTACCGATAACGCAGCCGTTCAGCAATTCATTGAGAGCAGGAAGGAGCAACTACACGGTATCGCTCAGAACCTAATCGACAGTGGCGCCACAGTTATCTTCTGTATGCGCGACATTGACCGATATGTTCAGGAGTATCTAGCCAAGAACGGTATCTACGCCGCTCGTAGAGTTGCTAGAAGCGACTTGGAAGCCGTCTCTAAAGCCACAGGCGCACGTATAGTGTCGGCAATAGACGACTTGAAGGAAGAAGACCTAGGGTCTAGCGGAGAAGTAGAGGAAATCAAGGTTGGCGAAAAGCCACTCATCAAACTAACAGGCAACAAGACAGATGCAGCAGTGTCCGTTCTTATTAGAGGCCCTACTCAGTCAGCAACTGACGAGATATCCCGAGCATTCGATGACGCAGTCGGTGTAACAACCGTCGCTATCGAGGACGGAATGGTCGTTCCCGGTGGTGGAGCACCCTATCTTTTCCTATCCAAGGAACTCAAGGAATACGCCAATAGCGTCGGCGGTAGAGAGCAGTTAGCAATAGCCGCTTTTGCTGAGGCTTTGGAGGTAATTCCATCGGCTTTGGCGGAAAATAGCGGGTTGGACCCACTCGATACCCTTATTTCACTAAGGCAACTCCACTCGTCCGAAAGCGGCTCCGTTTACGGGGTCGACGTCGAGGAAGGCGGTGGAAAAGACATGCTGGAAGCAGGGGTAGTGGAACCTACTAGAGTCGTATCACAGGCTCTAGATAGCGCTACTAACATTGCTTCTCAGTTGCTGCGTATCGATAACATAATCGAAATGCACTCAGCAAAGGAGATTGGAGACGATGGATTCAACTATTGAGGAAAAAGTTAGCACTGCTTTGGCCGCACTAAAGGAATCCGGCGTAGATTTTCTTCTTATGGTAGAAGACGAATCCGGAATCGCATATTTTTCGAATAACAAAGCCGACAGGCTATACATAGTAGAATAGAGGTGAAACAAGAATGCCGATAGAACCCCCAAGAAGCCCGCTAGTAGACTTATATTACAACTCGATTAACTCGGGTAAGGTGCCACAAGACCAAGAAGACATGGCCGAGTTGCAGAAAGAATCAGAGAACCGATTGATAGGTTCAATGGGGGTACAATCCGTATTCCTCGCTCTCGCTATCATGCTATACGAGTCATGGGAGTGGAGTCAGTTCGGCCAAGTGTGGCAGTCAGCAGTGTTCTTCGGGATGCTCGCCTTCTCGTTCCAAGCGGCTCTCTACATGGTTTACAGAACCATCTTCGAGGACTCGACCAATTACAGGCGTCAACTAAGGCGTATGAAGAACAAGAACAAGAGGCGAATGGCCAAGATAAAGTTCGATGTAGAGCAACAGAGAACCGAATGGCTGTTCGAGCAGCAAATGCAGCAATTCCAAAACGCTCAGGCTATGGCTAGCGCCGACGGGGTTATTTCTCCCGAAGAGCAGGTAATGCTCAATAACATGAAAAATCAAGTCACTCAAACTGCACAGCAGATTAATCCTGAAATGAACCTAGAAGAACTGGCTAGGCAATTGGGATTAGACAGATACTCAGTGGGTGGTCTCCCTATTGGACCGAAGTTGACGGTGACTCAAGCCCCTTTAGGGCGTTTCCAGTCCCAACAACAGGGGCTGGACAATCAGACGAACAATCAGATGACACAGAACTGAAACAATTAGAGGCATACGCAGACGCAATCGCAGAAGAGGATGAGAAAGAGGAAAAAATACCATGCAGGGGGATAACATCGATGGGAACTGAGTGTGGTAGGATGACGACAACAGGATGGTGCTACCAACATGGGCCTGCTCTTTAGTGACGATGCAGAAGACCAAGCGGCAACCATGATGCAGAACATGTCCGTCGGTATGACATGGCAGTTCAGATACATGCGTCTAAGATGGATGATGATTGCACTATTGACATTCATTATCGGTGGTTTTACAGTCGCTTTAGTCGACTACTTTATTTTCACTTCCTCAGGAAACAACGGCGTAATCGGCCTGCTGATTAGTAGGTGGTTCGGGTAATGGCGGCAGAAATCATTATCGCCCACGGTATATGGCGACTTTCTTCCACTCTAGCATCTCTAGTACCGGTGCAAATCAGTGTGATAGGCGCTACCGGTACGGGTAAGACCACTCTAGATAGGCAACTAACCACGAGGGGCGAAGTGAGAATGTTCTCAGACGCTGAGAGAACCCACCACAGGAAGAACTGGTTGGGTAATTACACGCCCCCTGACGCTACTAAGAAGAGAGTGAAGTCGGAAGGGCTTGCTAGAACAGTCGTTTCTTCTGACCTAGGTGGACATGACGAGTATAGAACGCTATGGTTAGCCGACATGATTAACAGGGATTCTAAGAATGTATTCATAGTAATAGACCATAGGCATCTACTAGATAGGAATAATGTAGATAATCAAGCAGCGCTATCGTTCTTCGTAGAGGCGCTAAGGAAGAAAAGACGACCTAGAGGCCTCTCTTTTAGAGGGTGGTTGAGATGGAAGTCATGGTACCCTCGTAGAGTAATCATAATCGCTAACAAGGCCGATGAGTGGATGAGCGACGAGGACCACGAGACTTGGAAAAAGGGCTTTATTGCTAGGCACGGTATATTCGATGTGTTTAGACAAGACCTATTCCGATTACAAGAAATGGACATTCCAGTATACATGGACGCTATGAGCGCTAGGTATAGTTGGAACGTGCAAGACGCACTTTACAAGGGGATAACAATATGACAGACGACACATACACAGAAGTAGTAGCGCAGGTTGATTTCGAGTTTTCGAGCCACCCTGACGATAAAAAGAGAAGAAGACAGAATATAAGAAGAGCGATTAAGGCCCTCAAGCCGACTAAGAGAAGCGCTTTCTCTCCAAAGAGATGGTGGTTTGGAGGCAAATGGGCTCATAGGCTACCGACTCAATGCGTTGTCGATGGCGTAGATTGCACTACCGCAGACTATGGGGCGTTGAAGGACCTTTACATGAGGGACAAGTCCGGTAACCTAGTCAAGTTCACGCCATGGAGTGGAGTCCTAGAAGGCAAGGGGATGCCGATGGGCGGCACCTACTGTCCTCAACATCTCATGCTAAACCACAAACTAACAGAATGGTTAGTCGAAGAAGACGCAGAAGCCGACCCAAAGTTACTCACTCGCATGATGAAGAGGGGAATTACTTTCGTACCCGTGGTCAAGAAGAAGAAAGAGCCTGAACCACCACTGGTGCAAAAGTGGGAGCCCGTCATGCTAGAGGCGAGAAACGACGGAATACCTGTTTTGGAACTGAGAGATGGGGCAGATTGCCCGAATTGCGGTTATCATGTGTCTCTAAGGACCAAATTAGTCGCTTTACAAGAAGGGAAGTTAAAAGCACACACCCCTTCGATACAGCAGGCAGGTGCTCAGGCGAGCATACAAACAAACAACATGGAGACGAGATAAATGGGACTATTTGGTAACAAAAACACGCTAGAAATCCCCGGAATAGGGGCGGGAGTCAGTCAAGAGCAGATGAATATGTTCGCTAGTGCGGCACAGCAGTCGGGCTTGCAGGACTACGGAATGCAGATGGTGAACCAGTGGACAGGCGGTGGCTTGGACACGGAGCAAATCGAGTTAATACACCACATGATTGCTAGACATCCTAACGAGATGGATATTTTCCTAGCGCAGAGTCCGGGATTCTTGATTGGATTAGCAGAATTAATCTCGATAATCATCAAGAAGGAACTCTACGCATGGTTCAATTCACCTGTAATACCCTCTACTATTAACGCAGAAGAGGCAGCAAACCTTGGATATTCAACAATAACGCAGGAGAACATCGACACCATTCTTAATAAAATGGTACAGGGAACTGACCCTAGCGGTGTCATCACAACACCACAACAGAGAATCAACTCAGCAGATGCCGAATCTGCGGCTGTCCTCAACCAATACAAGTTTGGACACCAAATGGGCATGATGAACAACCAAATGGGCATGATGAACAACCAAATGGGCATGATGAACAACCAAATGGGTAACCAACAACAGCAGTGGCAACAACAGCAGTGGCAGCAACAGCAACTGATGCAACAGCAACAACAAGGTGGAGGGCTTTCAGGAGCACTCGGAGCATTCGGTTCTAGCCTTATTAGAGGTTCACTAGGCCTACCGCCAGCCGGAATGTACGGCGCACAGCAAGGCATGTACCCACAGCAAAATATGATGCCTCAGCAGGGTATGAACGGTGGGTCCGGCCAAACTGCTTAAGTTAGGGTGCCTAGTGCGAAAGGTAGATGGTAGCCTCTCATAACCAAAGACATTCCCTATACAGACACATGGGAAACGCCAATAACGGCTCCCTTCCGGCCTACGGTGCGGCAGGGGAAATGACCGCTCAGATGAACCCTTCTAGTTTCATCAAACACAGGAAAGTAACGCCTTTGGTTAAAGAGCCGGTGTCTTTGAATGGCTTTAGCCTCGGTGAAACCCTAGGTGG